TTGGATTGATTTTTTGATTATTTCTAATAGCTTCGGCTACAACACCACTCCTGAGTTCAATTATTTTTTCTAAATATGAGACAATCAGCCCGTAAATTGTCCCAATATGTGAGACGGCGCCTAAACTATTTTTGCACCAAAAGCAGTATAAAATACTGGTTATAGACCGTGTGACATAAATCACCCTATCAAAAGCGGGATAAAGGGTAAATCCACCACCTTAGTATATATAGGGGTTAAAAAAAATACACAACTGTCCGTTCGGCTCACGGCAGAGTGAGCCTCAAGCGAACGATTGCCGATGAGGCGAACGGTGTTGTTACGGAGCAAGGCTCTACGGCCTTGCGTAGTAAGGGGTTGGGGCGGCTATTTTGATAGCCCCTAACGGGAAAACAAATAAAAGATCTGGCGCCTAAAGCGCCCCCCATATATAACCCAAAGGCTGCCCATAGGCAGCACCATCAAAGGATTTTACCCAATGGCAAATGACTGGAAAACAAAGCTAGCCCCAGGGGCTAAGCTTTCCGCGCCAGATGCCAAAAAGCGCCTTCTCGCGCTGATTGAAGAAGGCGTGACAGTTGAAGACGCTTGCCGCGCAACAGGCAAGTCAGTCAAGTCGTATGAGTACTACCGCGCTTCTGATCCACAATTCAAGGAAGCTATCGACCTACTGCGCGTCTTGCAAAAGCGCAAGGGTGTCGTCGCCACCGAAGATACTGAAATCAGCTTTGAGGACTTTCGGACCAAGTACCTCTCCAGCAAGACCTTTGACCATCAACGCAACATCACCTCTCTGCTAGAGGAAGGTGAGCCTGCCTGGCTTCATGGCAACATGACCTATGAGCAAGGCTTTAAGAATTATATTTTAGTCAACATGCCCCCAGAGCATGCCAAGTCTATGACTGTCTCTATCGACTACGTGACGTATCGGATTGTCACAAATCCCAACGTTCGAATCAAGTTGGTGTCGAAAACTCAAGGTATGGCGAAAGAGTTTCTCTACGCGATTAAGCAACGCTTGACCTCGCCTCAGTGGGCAGAGTTACAAAGACGATATGCCCCAGTGGAAGGCTTTAAGGCTACCGCGGATAAGTGGACAGCAGACAGCATTTACCTAGAACGTGACTCAGGGGAAAAAGACCCTACCGTTCAGGCGCTAGGCATCGGCGGACAGATTTACGGTGCGCGTGCCGACCTAATCATTTTGGACGACTGCGTTACCCTCGCCAACTGCGGCGAGTACGAGAAGCAGCTTCGCTGGATTCAGCAGGAAGTTTTGACCCGTGTTGGCCCAACGGGAAAGATTCTTGTCGTTGGTACCCGCGTAGACCCAATGGATCTATACCGCGAGATGCGTAACCCTGAGCGTTACCCAGATAACAAGTCGCCATGGACATACTTGGCTATGCCAGCGGTACTTGAGTTTAAGGATGACCCAAAGGACTGGACTACCCTCTGGCCCAAGTCTGACCGTCCATGGGATGCAGACGCCACTGAGCCAGACGCTGACGGTTTATACCCACGCTGGGCGGGCGAGCATCTTCGCCGCCGTCGCGGCTTGATTGACCCAAAGACGTGGGCAATGGTTTACCAACAGCAAGATGTTGAGTCTACTGCTATCTTTGCACCTGAATGTGTACGCGGTTCAGTCAATGGCTATCGCCCATTCGGCCCGCTGATGCCAGGTTCACCTGGATACCCAGAAGGCTTGCAAGACCAATACATCGTTGCCTCTATGGATCCTGCCATGTCGGGAGATACATTCTCTGTTGTCATGGCTGGCGATAGAACTACAGGCAAGCGTTATCTGCTTGAGGCATCGCGGATGCCCGCGCCTACACCACAGCAGATTAGAGATTTGATTAAGGGCTGGACTGAGAAGTACCGCCCAAAGGTATGGGTTATTGAGAAGAATGCTTTTCAGCTTTTCCTTACCCAAGACGAAGAAATTAACCGCTTCCTCTCGTCCAGAGGAACTAGACTCGTTCAACACTATACGGGTGCTAACAAGATGGATGCCGAGTTTGGTGTTGCATCTATGGCGGGACTGTTCGGCTCGGTTGACAACCAAGGCAAACACATGAAGAACAACCTACTGGAATTGCCACGAGCCGACAACGAACATATCAAGGCACTGATTGAGCAGCTGATTACATGGTCAGCTGGCACCAAGAATAAGCAAGACGGCCCAATGGCTCTCTGGTTTGCAGAGACGCAGATGCGGGATTACATCAACCAGTCTGGCGCCTACGGCGGTTCTTTTGTCAAGAATCCATTTGCCACTCGCGCTGATATAGCACGACGACGGGTAGTGAACTTGGAAGAATACGCAGAACTACAACAAAAACTAGCATCCAACGGGGGAACCTTCTATGGCAGATATTGACGAGTTAGCGGTTAAAGTCCGCAAACTGCGCGATAAGTTCCATAAGCGTGATGCCCGCTGGGCAGACCTGCTTGCAATTCGCCAAGGCGATATTCAGCAAGTATTCCCAGGGCAGTTCCCTGACGAGTTTCCTAAGCCCATGGTGGCTAACTTCATCGACATTGCAGCACGCGATGTAGCCGAAGTTATCGCCCCACTGCCAGCATTCAACTGCGACACCACAGATGCTATCTCTGATCGTGCGCGCAAGAAGGCTGACAAGCGCACCATGATTGCCTCTGGCTATCGTGACTCATGCCAGCTTCAAACCATGATGTATTCAGGTGCAGACCGTTACCTGACCTACGGCATGCTTGCTTTCATCATTGAGCCTGACTTTGAGAACAAGCGCCCAATGATTCGCATTGATAACCCAATCGGCTCATACCCAGAGTTTGACCGTTTCGGTAAGCTACTTTCCTACACACGCCGCTACCTCAAGACTGTACGCGAGTTGTGCAACGAGTTTCCAGAGTACGAACCACAGATTAAAGGCCCATACGAGAATCGCAACTCTGAGCGTACAATGGAAGTCTATCGCTATCAGGATAAAGACGAGCTGGTGCTGTTTGTCCCAGAGCGTAAGAACCTTGTCCTTGAGCGTGCTAAGAATAAGCTTGGCGAGATTCCAGTTGCTATTGCAGTTCGCCCAGGACTTGATTCCGATGAGGAACAACGCGGACAGTTTGATGACATTATGTGGGTACAGGTTGCCCGCGCACGTTTTGCTACCTTGCAGTTGGAAGCAGCACAGAAGTCTGTACAGGCTCCATTTGCTTTGCCTGCCGATGTTAACGTCCTTGAGATTGGCCCAGATGCAACTATCCGCTCTGCCAACCCAGAGAAGATTCGTCGTGTTGGCCTAGAGATTCCTAACGGAATTTTCCAAGAATCACAAGAACTAGACCAAGAATTGCGCGTTGGCGCACGTTACCCACAGGGTCGTCTCGGTCAGCAGTCAGGTTCTATCGTTACAGGTCGTGGCGTTGAAGCCCTTATGGGTGGATTCGATACTCAGGTCAAGACAGCACAGGCTGTATTTGCCGAGACATTCCGCAAGGTCATGCGCCTAGCCTTCATCGTCGATGAGATGTACTTTGGTGATGTTGAGAAGGAAGTACGCGGAGTTGTCTCTGGCGCTACCTACGAAATCAAGTACACACCTAACAAAGATATTGCTGGCGATTACTGGGTAGATGTTTCCTACGGCATGATGGCTGGACTTGATCCAAACCGTGCTTTGGTATTCGGTTTGCAAGCACGTGGTGATAAGCTTATCTCTCGTGACTTCTTGCGCCGTCAGATGCCTTGGGATATGAACGTTACCCAAGAAGAAGAAAAGGTAGAGGTTGAATCTCTACGCGACGCACTATTACAAGCCGTATCTGGTTATGCTCAGGCACTTCCAGCAATGGTTGCACAGGGTCAAGACCCATCACAAGTCTTATCTGCTATGGCTAAAATCATTGAAGGTCGCCAAAAGGGCGACCCTATTGAGCAGGTTATTGCCGAGGCGTTTGCGCCGCAGCCTGCACCTTCAGAATCCCCACAGGTTGCAGCCGCTGGTGAGGCACAAGCCCCAGGCCAGGCTCCCTCTGGGGAACCTGGTCAACAAGGACAGCTACCACCTGGCCTTAGCGCAACAGGTCGTCTACAGGGTGTAGCACCAGGCCAAGAAGGTATGGCACCTGGCGGACGTCCATCACTGCAAACTTTGCTTGCAGGACTTTCATCTTCTGGTCAACCCGAACTTTCAGCGGGTGTAATCAGAAGGACAGCTGTCTAGTACTACAGCTGTTCAACCATCCCTATAGGAGAAAAACACATGGCAACAATGAAGTCATCATTGACTACAAAGGTTCCTTCGCCAAAGAATCAAGGCGGACATGGATCTTCACAGGCAGTTACACAAAAGACTGCAATTCAAAAGAAGTCTGGCCCAGCAACAACGGGCAAGTCAACCATCAAGTACAGCGCACAGCCTTCAGGTACCAAGGGTACAGGCAACACCGCTGGAAAGCCGATGAAGTAAACAAATGTCTGATGAGCTGGGCAAAGTACCTACACGGGTAACTAAGTGGGATTTCTTTGCCCTGCTTGCCGATACTACTGCGGCAATTTTAATAGATATAGCTTCTGGGTTTGACACGCTCACCCAGATGCTAGAGCATCAAGCAAGTTTCGTGGATGAGAAAGAATCGTTCCACGAGTATGCAGCCCGAACCATTGAGACACTAAGAGAAGGAGAATGAGTTTATGCCACAGGCAAATAAGCCAGCAACAACTCCATCACTCCCAGGTGCGTTAAGCACACGAACCGATGGCGGAGTCGCATCAAAGCAAGCACAACGGTATATCTCAGGTATGCCTAATTACGGAGATGGACAGGATTTAGCTAACCTTCAGGCGCAAGCGCCTATGGCGGCTACTCCAGATGTTAAGCCAATGCCAACAGCTGATATTGCTTCAGCAGCACAGCAAGCACCACAGGCTTCTATGCCGATGGATACATCATCACTTCCATCGCTTACAGGTCCTTCGGAACGTCCATGGGAGCATGTCACAACACCGCATCCCATTCAGCAAAATCCTGATGTTCAAGGACAGTATCAGTCAGCTAAGACGCTGATTGCATCTATGGCTTCTTCTCCTACAGCTTCTCCTATGATGAAGTATCTTGGAGAGAGAATAGGACAGGCATTCTAACTTGGCTGGTATTGATTGGTCTAACTGGCTAACACCAACCCTTGCTCGTAATCCTGGAGCAGCGGTAGATGTTGCCAATTCATCAAATCCGCAGGCAACAGCACAGACCGTTTCGCATGCCATAAATACAGTTACTACTCAAAGCGCTATTAATGATTACCAGAACAGTACAGGTACGCAGAGCTTCTGGTCTAAATTGGGCAACGGTATTACTTCTACCTTGTCATGGGCAGCTAAGCCCCTTAATGAAATTCAAAAAGATTACAAGTTTATTCACTCCGTATACACAAACAACGGCTTTTTGCCTGGCTTTGCCGCAACGCTTGGCGTTATTGGTGGTGGAGTAGCTGGTGGTTTAATCGCTGGCCCAACTGGTATGGCTGCTGGTGCAGATGCCGCTGGTTTTGCAGAGCGTAAATTGGCTGAATTGTTCCCTGGATACAAGAAGTCGATTGCCAACTCAGAAGATCCAAACTATAAAGTTTCAGCTGGTCGTGATTTTAGCAACGCCCTTGGCGAAGCCGCTGGTGCTGTTGGCTGGGATAGCGCATCAAAGGCGCTAAAGTCTACCGACAAAGGTTTGTTTGGCTCAGCAGGTTCATTTATATCTGGTATTACCGATATGGGTAGCGACGTTACCTTTGATCCATTTAGCATTATTGGTCGTTTTGGTCAGGCTATGCGTGGTGGCGGACTGCTCAAGCTAGATGCGGCTGGAGCAACACAGGTTAAATACCCACTTATGCAGAGCATTCCTGGCGTTAAGAACTTTCTTGAATCACAATCTGGCGCTGTTCTTACATCAGACCAGATGGATGCAGTACGTAATGGCTCTGGCGTATTCAACTCTATGTCACGAACCTACAATCGTGCTATCCAAGACATAGCAGATACAGCAAAAAATGCCCCAAGCAGCGCAGCTGCGGCTGGCGAAATTGCTGCCAAGTATCCACAGCTCGGCGCTGCCGCAGCTGGTCGTCTTGGTTCTATCGATAATGTCGATGATGTACACCAGTTCCTCAAGACACAGCTGTACTTTGGCGAGCTAGACGGCACACTTGCTGGCCAGGCTATGCTGCCTTCCCGTACATTGTTGCGCGCAAACTTTACTGAGCCTCTGCAGGATACGCTTAAAGTTAACAAGCTTACCTCTGGCGTCTATAAGACATTCAGCGGTTATATGCCATACAGCGTAGATCCAATTACTCAGAAGCTTTCTACAACCCAGTTCCGTTGGAATGCACCAGATGCAGCTACAACTGTCTACCGCATTGCCCGCTTCGGCATGGGCGACGAAGGCGCTAAAGAAATGGCTGGCAAGTATGCCGAAGCCGTAGCAGCTAATGATATTAACGCTGCCCGTATCATCAAGAATCAAACCTACTTTGAGGCTCTCAAAGCTATGGGCTTGCCAGATAATAATGCGCTTGTGCAAAAGGCTTTTGAGGAAACCAATAAGGTTGACGAAGTGCCAGTAGGCACACAGATTTATTTGACCAAGCCTACAGGTGAGCCACTCGGTGAATACACCGCAGTTGATGGCACTACCAAGGTTGGCGGTATTAACCCACACCATGCACAGGATATGTTTAATATCCCTGATTTCTTTGCAATGAAGAAGGCTACTCGTGACATTGGTCGAATTAGCAAGGTCATGGGCGGCGCCGATGAGTGGATTGCTAGCAAGTACACCAACACCATCTTTAAGCCACTAGCTCTTGCAACCATGGGATTTGGTCTGCGCGTAGCAGCAGCTGAGCTTATCCCTACCTTTGCGCGCTATGGCATTATCAATACATTTAAGTCTAAGCTTGCAGCATCGGCAGCTAAGGCAAATTACGACTTAGTTCCTGGTGAAGCTAAGCACGTATTCCCAGCAGCGTTGACTGCTCTTGGCATGCACTTAGGTATTGCTCCAGACACCATGGCAGCTGGCTTCCCTGCATTCCAAGCAGCCAAGGCTCTTGGTCTAAAGAAGGCAGCAGAACTTACTGCGCCTCAGCAGTTGGATCGTGCAACTGAACTTATCCTTGCCAACGAAGGACATATTCTTAGTGAAGCAGTATCTCCTGGACATGGCTCAGATGCCTCAACAGCATACCAAGCTGGACAGGCTGCTCACTATTACTATCAGATTCAGAAGAATAGCCCGCTATTCCGCGAGGTTCCAGAATACACGACCTACTCAGCTGATAGCCCACACTTTGTACCACGCTATGCTACCAACTTGCAACGCGCTTCTAAGGAAGCAGTTAACCGCAACGTAGCTAAAGATTTCATTAATCAGGTTGGTAATACCAGCAAGCTTCAGATTGAAGATGACATTGATAAGATGTCACAACATCAGGCTTACATGAATATGCGTGAGCGTCTTATCGACGCTGAGCATAAACGCATTCTTGCTACTCGTGAAGGCAACTACAAGCCATATAATGATGAGTCAAAGTCCTTGACCCGCTGGGTTGACCAAGACCCACGAGCATTTGCCGCTGACCGTGTAGATGGCGCATTGGGCATGATGATTGGCAAAGACGGCACCGTTCTCAAGAATGTAGCTACAAACCTTGCCAACGGCGATATGACAGATTTGAACGAGCTTGCTGCTATGGCGCGCAAGTCTCCTAAGTCTATGCCAGCCGCAGTCGCTGGTCCTATGCTTGAGTCTTACGTTCCAGCAGGCGGAATTGGCGCAAAGATTTCAGCTATCGCCGACCTTGGACATAAGAAGGTCCTTGGCCCATTGGTTGCAAACCTTTCCCGTGAGCCTTTGTACTTGGTTCACTATAGCGAAGCCATGACCCGCTTTGAGCCTATGATTGCTAGAGGCGAAATCACAGCAGACCAAGCTATCCGCTTTGCTCAGACACAGGCTTCCTACGCCATGTTGCCACAGATTCACAACACGGCACTGCGTAACCAGTTCTCTCAGATGGCTCGTAACTTCCTGCCATTTTACTTTGCTCAAGAGCAGTCACTCAAGCGCGCCTTCCGTACACTTAAAGATACAAGCATTATGTCGCCAGCATTCTCACGCGGCTTGCGCTTCTATCAGCTAGCCGAGCATGCTCTGTCTGATCCAACATTCATGCAGACAGATAGCAATGGCAACAAGTATGTCATGCTTCCTGGTGCTGGAGCTTTTGGTGAGGCTATTCAAAACGCATTAGGCGCCTTCGGTGTGCCTATCG